TTATAACGGAGGGTTACTGTCCTCAGTTAGATGTTCTTATTGTGGACGAAGCACAGGATCTAGTTCCCATGCAGTGGCAAATGGTTCATGAGGTTATGAAACCTTGTGCCAAGCGCATATATTATGCGGGCGATGATGACCAATGCATATACTCTTGGATGGGTGTGAACGTGGGAGATTTTCTTAACGCATCTGAAGATAAAATAATTTTAGATAAATCATATCGTCTTCCCATATCTGTTCATGGCATGGCGGATTCTCTTGTAAAACAACTACATACAAGACAACAAAAAGTGTGGTCACCTACAGAAGAAGCTGGAAGTGTTGTCTGGCATCGTGATATCCTTGATGTGGACATAACAACCGGAGAGTGGTTAATACTTGCTCGCACCAATTACATCGCCAATAGAATCGCAAACAATCTTAAAGAACAAGGATTCCTTTACTGGCGTGAAGGTTCCGGTTGGTCCATCTCCCCCAATGTATTAACTGGAATAGAGGTGTGGTTGCGCTTATGCAAAGGTCAGTATTTATCTGCGACGGAAGTAAAGAAGTTATCAACGCTATTAACGCCAAACGTTATTACCAAGGCTGGCAGAAGAAAGCTGTCACTACTAGACGCCGAAGTAACTTACAATCTAACAGACATACAAAACCTGTGCTCGTTGAGCGCAACAGAGCAAACTCCGTGGTACGAAGTCTTGAAAGTTTCGGAGACAGAGCGGATTTACATTACATCTGTAAGGCGGATGGGCGAGTCGATCTTGTCGGGGAAGCCGAGGATTCGGATATCGACGATACACAAAGCAAAGGGTGGAGAGGCGGATAACGTCGCTCTTCTTTTAGATTCTTCAAGAGCATGTGCGTTAAACCAAGATCAAGATTCCGAGTTACGGACATTCTACGTAGGTATCACTCGCGCTAAAAAAACATTACATCTAATTGAATCACAATCGCAACACGGGTTTCAGATATGAGAAACAGAAAATACTTTTTAGAAAAAGCTGAAGAGTTAATCAACGGACCGAGGGCCAAGGAATACGGACCAGCGAAGTTTAATCATGAGCGCATAGCAACTATCTGGTCTGTTGTGCTAGGAAGACCTGTGACAGCGGAGCAAGTAGTGGCATGCATGATTGGGTTAAAGTTAGCACGTTTAGCCGAGGACATAACAAAGGATGATTCATGGGTAGATATTATCGGGTATGCTGCACTTGGAGGGGAGATTGTCAATGACCGCGATGAAAGCTGATGGATTTAACGACGCAATAATTGGCGTAGCTGAGAGATGCGGAAGTGATGATATCCTGGTATATGATGCTGAAAAGTGCATTGAAATATTAGTTGAAAGAGATGGCATGTCTTATGAAGAGGCATGCGAATACTTTTCATTTAATGTAAGTGGTGCCTATGTTGGCGAAGGAACTCCTACATTTGTGTGGTTTCTAACCCCAGAGGAAGCATTGGAGGAAGTTGATGAAGGCTGATTTATTTGATATGGATGAAGAATGGTCACCTCCATCATCTTTACCGGACCTTACTGGGTGTGAGCGCATTGCAATTGATTTGGAAACAAAAGATCCGAATCTAACAACTCTTGGCCCGGGCTGGTGCAGGGACGATGGATATGTGATTGGTTTTGCTGTCGCGGCTGGAGACTTTGTAGGATACTTTCCCATCCGGCATGAAGCGGGCGGGAATATGCCAGAGAAAATCGTTCTTAACTGGTTAAAGAAACAGTTAGCCACACCTAATATTGAAAAGGTTATGCACAATGCTATGTATGACTTGGGCTGGTTACGCTGGGCTGGCATAGAGGTGCAGGGTAAAATCATTGACACGATGGTTGCTGCCCCTTTGTTGAACGAGAACCGCAGATTCTATAACTTAAACTCATTGGCTGGTGAATATCTTGGAGAGTACAAGAACGAGAAGATGCTTCGCGCCGCCGCTGAGATGTACGGGGTAGATCCTAAGTCCGGTATGTGGCAATTGCATGCTAACTTTGTTGGCAGGTATGCAGAGCAAGATGCCGCGGTAACATTAAAACTTTGGGACAGGCTGCGGGTGGAGGTAATGAAGGACGAGGTCTCAAGTATATTCCAGCTTGAGTCAAGTCTTATCCCTATCCTGTTGGACATGAAACAAAAAGGTGTTCGAGTCGATACTGACAAGGCAGAGCGAGTCAAAAAAGAACTTAAGAAAAGAGAAGACTTTTTACTTAAAGAAATAAAGGAAGAGACTGGCATCGTTGTTGAACCTTGGGCCGCTACATCTGTAGCAAGAGTGTTCGATGCGCTTGGGCTTTCCTACAACAGGACAGAAGGCACGGATGTTCCCTCCTTTACAAAGAGCTTTCTTTCTAATCACGAGCATCCTATTGCGAAAAAGATTGTACGCCTTAGAGAGTTTAACAAGGCCAACACCACATTTGTTGAAACAATACTTAATCATTCTCATAAAGGCCGTATTCATTGTGACTTTCATCCACTTCGCACTGATGATGGGGGAACTGTAACGGGTAGATTTTCTTCATCCAACCCTAACCTTCAACAAATTCCAGCCAGAGATCCCGAGATCAAGGCTATGATTAGGGGCTTGTTTATACCAGAGGAAGGTTGCAAGTGGGGATCTTTTGACTATGCGTCTCAGGAGCCCCGTTGGTTGGCGCACTACTGTGCTCAGTTGACTGGTGCAAACCGTCACCCTCAGATCGATAGTGTAGTTGAAATGTATAATAGTGGCAACGCTGATTTCCATCAGATGGTGGCAGACATAGCCAGCATTACCCGCAAGGAAGCCAAGACTGTCAACCTTGGTATTATGTATGGCATGGGTAGAAAGAAGCTTGCGGGCGTTATGGATATTACAGAGGAAGATGCCAAGGTTCTTCTTAGTAAGTATCATGACCGGGTTCCATTCGTAAAAGGTATAGCGGACATGACCGCGGACCGAGCTTCTAAAAAAGGTGTCATACGCACATGGTTGGGACGTAAGTGTCACTTCGACATGTGGGAGCCAAAGTCTTTTGGATACAACAAAGCAATGAAGCTGGAAGCCGCGGTAGAAGAGTACGGTGGACGGGGTATGATACGGCGAGCATTTACGTACAAAGCCTTAAATAAATTAATCCAAGGTTCGAGTGCCGATCAAACAAAGAAGGCGATGGTCGATTGCTACGCCGAGGGACTACTACCAATGCTGACAGTTCATGATGAACTGTGCTTCAACATAGAATCTCAGGACCAGGTGGAAAGAATTAAAGAGATAATGGAAACATGCGTCGAGGGATTGAACGTACCGTTTGAGGTTGACGCAGAAATGGGCGACAACTGGGGTGAGGTCGGATAAAACTTCGTCTCTCGTCGAGGTAAAGGTACTACCACACGTCGAGTCTAAACGAGCTCAACGTGAGGCCGTATTATTATTTAATAATTTCAGTCAGTTGCAAGTGCCAGCATACGGTTGACCAAACGCCTTGCGCGGTTAGTTACCTGCGTGTACCACCTCGAATCGACCATCTCCTCGCTTGCGCGTTTGAAATCTCGTACATCGACTGCCGCTTTCATGCCTTTGAACTTAGATAGGCGAGGTCTACCCATATTGAACATCATGTTGGCAATTATATGCTGACACTCTTCTGGCAGATCATCGAAGTCGTCGTACAAAACTTTGCACTCGTCAATCGTGATTGCCATGTCAAGCTTGAATAGCTGATTGACACGATCTTGCTCGACCACTGTACCCACAGGCTTGCCATACTCTGGCTCACCTTCGAGGATCAAGTGACCGATGCCCGTTGTTTCCAGACCTAGATGGTCTAAATAAATTTCGTACTTACAGCCTTCGTCTTCGGCTATCTCTTTACGTAGCACGTCTATATTCATGATATTCCTCGTTGTTGCATACGTTGTGCTAATTGCACAGTCCGTGGATCTCCGCCCATTAATGCTAAATCAGTTGGCGGTTGTGCCGTAATTTGTTGAATAGGAACGGGAACCGCTGAAGGGGAAGCAGCGGTTCCCACTTGCGCTACCGCCGGAGGATTGGCCGTAGCAGCAATTGGTAATGTAGGTTCAGATTGTGTCTCAACAGAGCTAAGTAAGTCAAGATCGGATTGATCTTCATCGTCTATTTCAAGTGGTTTCCCGGTCAGCGGACGTCGTAGTAATGACTTACGTATTGCATTAAGCTCTTGTATAGGAAACTCTCCGCCATAGTCTCTTGTAGTTTTTCTGGCATCAGAAACAATTTCAGGAGAAATTACTTTAGGACTAAACTCACCTTTTATAAGTCTAGTGGCGTCACCCACTCCGTTTTCTTTTAACGCTTTACGAATCTCTATTTCATTAAAGCCCAATGCTTTCATGTCCTTTACCAAACCGTACATGCGGTTTTGTTCACGGAAAAGTTTTTCGTTAACTTCCCTGTAAATATTTTTAATGTTTTCTGGGTCCATCCCATTTTTAACACGAGTGGCTCTATTGAAAACCTGGCCTATAGAACTAACAGTGTCAGTGTATTGATAAGATCCATACTTAGCCATATCTTCGGCCTTAATCTTAGTCTCGGTAACACCGCTAGCTAGTCGTAAGATTTCCTCAGCCATCTTACGCTCATTGCCTCTAGCATCCTTACCATTTTGAGAAGTTATAGCTTCAACAAGACGACTAGGCACGTAACCTATATTACCTCCAAGCTCTGGATCTTTGGCTATTTTACCAACAGTTTGCTCCACAATGCCGGGCATAAACGCTTCGGCAATATGAACAATAGATTTTAGAGTTGCCTCCGAAGCAGTGTCGTTTTTAAAGTCACCCGATCCCAAATCGTACACGGGACTTTCTCCTGGAGGTTTACCTTTATTGATTGTAACATCCGCTATTTTTTTAGTTAGAATAGATGGTTCCGCAAACGGAGAAAGTAACTCACCAAACGCCCCCGCTGCTGCGTTAACAGCCACCTCGCTGGGGTTTAAGTCTAGAAGTGTTCCGTCGTCAACAGCGTTAATAATTGCTCTTACAGGACGATTAAGAAAGTCATATGGATTGGTAAAACTGTAGTCTATATATGCGGTGGGTACAATTTTAGTGACTCCATCAATCTTAACCTTTTTAGTTGAGGTAGGAATAAGAGTAGAGTTTCTGCTCCAATCTGCCACGCGTCTTTGTAAAGCGTCCATGCTGTCTTGTGCCACGCCCGATAAACCCATCGCTGCCATTTGAATAGCAGGGCCGGAAACAGCAGCGGTGCTGGTAAAGCCTATTAGGCGGCGCATTCCTATGTTTCTAACTTTAGGGTTAGAGGATTGCAGTTCCTTTACAGCAACTCCCAAAGTGTTGGCGCTGGTGCGTATAATTTCTGCGGGAAACGCAATAAAGTTTCCAAAGGGAACTCGTCGTAAAAGTCTAATTGCCTCTGGAACCCGCTCGTAGTTTGGCACTACATTTTTAACAATGTCCGCAGCATATTCATCAAGATCTGCAAAACCCATGTCTCTTGCGTAAGCATTTGCATTGAACTCATCACCCAATGCTGAGATTATTTTGTTTCTTTCAAACTGGTAGTTGTATATTTTCCAAATATCATCACCACCTTGATAGTAATCCCTGGCACGACTCGTTATTCTTTTGCCTCTTTCAATTATGGCTGAATCAAGAAATTGTCCCAGACCTGATTTGCCCAAGGTTCTTCTAACCAAACCCTTGCCTTGCGACACGTTTACACCAAAGCTATCGACTTCACTTTTAATAGAAACTCCGACACCTTCTTCCAAAAGTTTGTCGATCTCTCGAACCTGCGCTTGTGTTCCAACAACACCTAGATCCTGTAGCTTACGAAAATAGATTCCTTTGGCTTCATCCTCGGTCACCCCTAACATCTTTGCAAGTCTCGGAATCTCACCCTTGTATATGTTGTCAATAGTTAGAGCGATGGATTCACCTAAATTAGCTCCCCTGCCTACGTTACCCTGGGCTAAAGCAAACATACCCGCGGATGTTACGTTTCTAATTTGTGTAATAGGAGATAAAACAGTTTTTGAAAATTGAACTAAACCTTTTCCACGCAAAAAGTTACCCAAGATCATTCTATTAAGAGTGTCTTCAGTAGTGCCGCGAGGAACGGTCTTACGTGTTAATGCCTGATAGGCACCTTCTTTTGCATAAGTTCCTTGCATAGCTCCGTAGCTTATGTCTTTTACACCCTCGGTTCCTGTAGATAGTTGCTTATATGCTTCCGTTTTTCTTTGACCATTTGGTAGAACATCAGGAAGTTGCTCGTAAGCCTCTTTTGAAATAAATGTGCTATTTGGACCACTGTCCAGGTGGTTCTTAAAAAGATCATCATAGAAGTCATCAATGGCCTTAAACTCTGCGAGATCTGACACAGTAGACACAAAAGACTCCATTGGATCTTTTATCTCTCCCAATAAAGCTCGAAGTGCAGGAGTCTCTATTTTTTTCTGTGTAAACAAAGAAGTCCGCAGTTTGTCTTTAACAACCCGTCCTACTTGTCCTGACCCCATTGATGTTAAAGTTGAGGGTCCATCGTACCTACTTACAAAGTTATCAACTAAACTGGTAGCGGCACCCCTCGTTGTTCTGCGGTTTACACCAATGCCAGTAAACATAGTTTCGTCTTCAGGTAAATTAAGCTGCCTGGCAAACTTTTCAGCCATCTCAGGATTTTCTTCATAAAATTTAATTGCATTCTCATAAGACTGTTTAAACGCATCAGTCTTAAACCAGTCGGGATCTTCAAAAGCTGCAAACTTACGACTCATATACGAGCCTAATTGCTCGTTGATGATGTTCTCGACATCAGGAATCATGCCCTTAGTAATTAGATCAGAGTTAGCTATCTGCTTAGTCAACAGTTCTATCTGACCACGCATAGCTAAAGCCTCGCGTTGCATAAAGTCAGGCAACACTTTTACGAGATCGGTGGTTTTAGTTGGATCAAAATTACGAATACCAAGGTGAGCCGCCTCTCTTTTTGCTGCTTCTAAAAACCCAGGTTCGCGGGCCAAGAATCCATATAGGATATTGATGGCTTCTACTTTTGTATTTGCATCCCCGTTGGTCATAAGGTTTCGGAATGTTTGATTTTCCGTTCCGATAACTTTATCTAACTTACGCTCCAGTGATCTTATGATTCTACCAGAACGGTTTAACTGTTGCTCTATCTTACCTGTCAAGCGTGACCTAGTTTCAAAGGCTCCTTGAGGAAGCATACCTCTAGAGCGCAAAAGACCTAGAGTCTTGTCAGTAAATCTACCAAAGACGTCATCTTTTTCTATTATCTTGGCTACAGAACTACCTACAGATTCTCCTGTTGCCGCCGCTAACCTAGAAAATCCAACGACATCGTCTGTTATACGCGCCGCCGCAACGGTTCCCTGTCCCGCTAAACCAAGAATTTTAAACGCAGGTTCAACAGCCGCGGTTGCACCTGCGGCCTCCGCAACAAACTTAAGTCTATTACCTAGCTGACGTTTAGCATTTTCGTGACCCCCTTGACCTATGTCCTGGGAAGTCATCGTGGGTCCTCCCCCAAAGAAGTCGCCGATAGTAGTAGTTCCATCGGAAGCAACCATACCATCCACCACGCCAGCGGCTACTACTTGAGAAGCTCGGTTTGCGTTTTTACTGAAGTTGTATGCCCTAGCTGCTTTTGAAGCAAGACCCGCGGCGCCAAGACCAGGGATTACAAACTGTGTTATGACTTCTGTTAACTCCCCAGCGGTGCCAGTAGGATCAACACCTAAATATTCTTTTAGCTCATCTTTAGATTGAGATATCCTACGAGAGTAATCGGAGCCTGTAACAAGATCAGGCACCAATGCTCCAAGTTCTAGAAGACCAGATCCCGCCTCTATAACGCCACCGACCATACCTTCGCCGATCTCGTTCAATACACCCTCTTCTCTAAACTGAGCTAAGACGGGATCAAAGATAGAATCTTCTTCTTCCGACCCGGACGAGTCTTGAGGTTTTTGAGTCTCTAAGTACTGTAGTATTTTTGCTTTAGCATCTTCGGGGCTAGTGCCATCGGGCAAGTTGTACCTCTGACCCTGATAAGTAAAAGTAGCCATTAAAAGTTCCTTACTACTTTAATTTAAGTTAACAGTCCCATCGGTGTCCACGCTCTGCACAACACTCGTACCTGCATTAGCCGCATCCACTTTGGCGGCTTCTGTGGCTATACCCATAAAGCTTGCCACTTTATTTCTACCTTCAGGAGTTGTTGCGTCCACACCAAGACCATTAGCGATGGACTGCGCGTTCATGTTCTCAATTATCTGCTTGGCCCCACCACTAGTGTTTAGTAGCTTAAGAAAGACACCACTGATGTTAGGAAAATCTTTTTGAATTGCATCGATAATAATAGCAGAAGCTGTTGGAGTTTTGGTTCGGGATTTAAGGGACGTAAGAGCATCGCTCAAAGTACCTTCATACCCATCATCCACCATAGCCTGTGCAATTATCAAGTCATCAGGTTTAATTTCAGCTTTGGCCGCGGCGGTATACTGAGCAGTCGCCATTGCAAGTTCTGCTTCATCAAACTTTTGACCACGCGCTTTTTCGGCGGCAACTTCAGTTTTAGCCATTTCAGCCGCAGCAAGATTAATCGCACGTTCTGCTTCTTTTTCTTTGGCTTTGATTGCACCAAACGTAGCAAGACTTTCTTTGCCGCCAGTGGCTACGTTAGTTAGAAAGTCCTGGCTTTGTCCTGCTGCTATGTTTAATCCGATGTTCATAAGCATAAAGTCTCTTGATGTGCGGATGTCATCTACATCTGTAACTCCGGCCTCTTTTAAGAAATCTTTAGCGGATTGAAGGGCCTCTTTGTTGGTCTTTGGTTTTTTTGTTCCACGCAGTTCAGATATTTTATCAGTAAATGCATCCAACGCGGCTTGCGATTTTGACTTACCAGACTTGGCTTTATCTTTAGGATCGACCTTAGCCTTAGCCTTAGCCTTAGCAAAACCATCATTAGCGTCAGCAACCACATTGGGCGATATTTTTGGTGGTTCTTCTGATGCGTCACCTAAATCATCTTCACCAACATTTTGACCGTCAGGAAGTGTGTCGAAGGTTGGCGGCAAATCAGATTGACTTGGTAATACAGGTCCGGGGCCAGTCAGAGGAGCCTCCGGAAAAACAGGTAAAACCCCACCTGTGGCTGTTAGAAGACTAGCATTAGACAGCGCGGGATTTTGTGCGTTCATTACGGCATTCATTAACTCAGGGCTAGATCCAAGTATTCCTGACGGTCCCCGGGACAACTGGTTTCGTGAAGAAGGATCAACAAACATACGACGATTAAGCGGATTCTGCGCTCCGAGCCTCTGGTTCTCCAATTGGTTTCCAATTGCATTACCTATATTAGTAAAAGCAGCCATTTACTTTTCCTCAGTTATCTAGTTGCACCATAAGCACCGAGGCCCGCGATTCCAAGTCCAAGTAACTGCGAACCCATGCTAGGTGGTGGAGTATACGCTTGCGTCGTTGTTTGTTGTAGCGCTGGAACACCCCGGAAAATGTCCGACATAAAACCAACTTGCTGGAACGGAAGCTGTTGTTGCGCCAATGCATTACGACGATCAATGTCAATCTGGCTTTGACCCATAAAGTCTCCACTACCAAACTGTTGTGTTAGCCCACCGATACCCAACATTGTATTAATGTCTTGGACACCTAGCTGCTGCGCCTGAGCACCAAGGCCCGCGGCCCCCTGTCCCAGAGCTCCCATCATCTGAGCCTGTTGCAACTGTTGCTGTGCTGCTTGATTGGCTAGCTGGTTAGCCTGTGAAAATCCTGCACTACGAAGCTGTGAACCTGTGCGAGCCTGTTGCTTTAGCACATCACCAGCTATCTGTCCCTGTGCCACGGCCTGACGAGATCCGCCAAAGGCCCCCGAACCAACGGCACTTGCACCAAGTTGATTTTGTTGAATAGCACCTTGCTCTGCAATGTCCGCATATTGCTGCTGAACTACGTCCTCCAGGTATGGATCCATGTATTGTTGATAAGATGTAGGGGTCGTTGTTGCACCTTGAGCGGTGGTAATGCCCTGTCCAATAGCGTCTCCTGCCTGTTGTAGGAAAGGAGCATATGCACCTACACCCTGAGAGGCCAGTGTAAGAGCTTGCTGCTGCTCTGGAGAAAGTCCGGCCATTTGCTCTGGCGCGTATGGCAGAGAAACATCTTTAAGAGCTTCAGCTTGCGCGAAAATATCCGCCAAGAAATCTTCTTGAAACTTGGGTAGTCTTTGAGTTACTTCTTGCGTTGACGTTGCCATTATGCTGTGGCCTCCAATTCAGACATCATATCATATAAACGTGCCGCGCCGATATCCCTATCTCCACCGCCTGCACCTCTAACTGCCTTTGCTGTTAATACAAATTCACCATCCGACAACTTTGCGTTTACTGAGTCGGATGTACCTGTTCCAGGTCCTGTAACTTCGCCTAAAGCATTGTTGCGATCATATTCTCCGCCATCTTTGTATCCTTTTGGAGGAGTTCTATAGTCAAAGTCATCCTTTTGATACTCTTTTACTTCTTCGTTATATGCAAGAACATCGGACGGAGTATCTAGATTATAAGTTCTGTTAGAAAAAGGTCCAACAACTTGTCCAAAAGCCTCACCTACGGGCTGCGCTCTAGGTGTTCCTTCCTCTTGCTTTTGATTAATTCCTGAAAGAGCACCAACAGCACCGATACCAAGTAAGGCATCTGACATATCTAAGTTATCAAACAAACCTTTTTTAGTACTTTCATTAACAGCCTGATCTATTCCTCCCGCCGCAGAATTAGCCGCGGATGTTTCTACGCCGTATAATTTATTTTGTAGAAAACCTGGACTAACTCCCTGTTTCTGTAAACCCATGTTTTGAGCGGCTGTAGGAGAGATAAATGATGTTACTCCATAAGCAAGGGCAGCATTAGTTAAAGCTTCGTTAACAGACTTACCCCCGGCAAGACCACCGATACCCGCACCAAGAGACGCACCCGCAGGTCCCCCAAAGTAAAAACCAGCCGCGGTGCCTGCTACAGAAAGCAAGTCGCCAGTGTCTACCTTGTCTAGACCTATTGCTTTTCCAAGATCTCCAAAAAGTGCCATTAGGTTACTACCTTTACAGTGCCACTGTCATTATACAGTGCTCCAGCCTCAAGTCCAGTTGCCGATGTAGGCAACGCCGTTAATGTTATTTTTGTTCCGCGAAGCTCACCGGGGTTACGTTCCTGTGTAATAAACAGTTCTAAGGTACGAATTAAATCCTGCATGTACTGGGAGGAATAGTCTGCGGGTGCTTCCGGCAGTCTTGGTGGTGCTATCTGGTTGCTTGACACTAGCGTCTCCCGTCTTGGCGAATGTCAATACGTGGGCTACCCAGCTTCCATTTTGCACCCACGGCATCAGCCGATACTCGAAGCGCAAAAGATCTACCTCTAGCCCTCAAGAACAATTGGTTAGTGTATGTCTCAACAGGAGACGATGCTGTGCGAACTGCATCACCGGACACTGTGTCTGCGTCAAACGAAGCACCGGGGAAGTTACGTGCTTTGACGGTAAAGGTTGCCTGTGGACTGCTAAGTGCTGTAGATCCAACAAATGTCAGGTCAGGTATTAGCTTGCTTATATATGCAAACTTATCACCATCACCGATGTCGATTGCCGCAGACTCAATATACGAGTTCATTGCTGACCCATCGTCATCGTATCCAAACTCGTGGTTGTATAGGTACTGACCACCAGCGGCCACGGGGTAGAACTTAGTGCCTCGGTCAATCCAAGCAGTTCGTGATAGATCACCGTAGTACCACACTTTTTCTGCGTAGTTGTACACAACATACTTGTCGTTATCCACGCTTCCTGCTGATGGGTAGAACCAGAACACCTCTGAGAACTCTGAGTTAACACCCGCAAATACTTTCTCGCGTTGCTCAATGTTAAAGTCGGTGAACACATAGTCCTTTACAGAACAAGGTAATTGCTGTGTCTGACCAGCGTAGATGTAGAATGTATCGATGCCCATCCAGAATACAACGTCCTCGGTTCCTGCCGCTGCATTAGGACCTGCAATAGTAATGTTCGAGGCTAGCTGTTGTAGGCCAAAGGTAAATGGCGGGCCAATAAAACGCATAGAAGTAAGGGCGGTGTCCGTCCAAACTAGGATCTCGCGCTTGGTTTCTACAGCCTGTACAAAGGTAGAGCCTGCACCAAGGCGAAGATCACCTGCTGTATTGGTGGCAGACGGGAACCAGTCAATAGGATTCTCTTGGCTAGAAAAACGAATAAGCAATGGATCTTGCACACCATTGCCCTGTGTGGCACCAGAGTTTGCACCCAAACCGTCAGAGCCAAATGCAATAACGTGCCTGTCCTGATCAGAAACAAGCACCTGCTTGACCTTGGTAGGAACGCTTGTTTTTGTTCCTGTAATAGTGCTTAACTCAACGGCTCTGGTGCTAGTGCCGTTGGTTCTGTCCCAATAAAATATAAGGCTGTCACGAGGATTTATAAGTAGGTCTTCGCCAAAGTTGTCGTGTGACCACAAACGTATCTGAGTAGTAGTCGTAAGACCACCAGCAGAAGCTACTCCCCACCCAGTAAAGTCACTGCTGGCGTTTGCATTACCTACCGCTAGCTGAACGGTAAGACCATTAGAATGCGTTGCCGCTGTTGTACCTAAGTGACCACGAGTACATCCCGTTAGATCATTGGTAGACACGCCGCCGACCTTGATTAGTTCTTCTTCGATTAAGATTACATCATTAGCTGCGATGCCAGTGCCACTGGTGACAGTAATAGTGGTCTCGCTGTCGTCTAGGTCTTCATTAAGAGTAGTAACAAGGCCCGAGGTTGTAGTACCACCATACGAGCCTGCACCCCACCCAGTTCCACCGACAGCAGAATCCAAGCCAGCGTTAATTTGATATACGCCCACGGTGCTTGATCCACCGTTACCTGTGTCACTACCATTAGCGGCGGCGGTAACTTCTATCTCGTAGTTGCTTCCATTAACAACACGGGTGATTGTGTGTTCTGTGTTTAGAACTGCGGCGGTAACTGTGCCGCCCAAAGAGGCCGCATCAGAAAAAGTTACAAAGGCACCTTGATCAGCACCGTGGTTTACATCAGCTACAGCAATTGTTTTACTGCCGTTTGTAGCTGAAAAGGTAACGTCACCTGCACTTGTGGTAGCTCTGATAGGCGTTATGTCGTTTAGGCTCTGACCTTCTTCAATGTAGTATTTAAGATGTGTGCCTATACCTAAGTAGTTAGAGCCATCTAACGCGATCCAGTTGTGCAATGCACGAGCAGAACCGAGGTAAGTGCTGGACAAATACTTTTCCCAGCCGCCCATTTTCTCAGGGTAGCCAAAGCGAAAGCGAATCTTATCGCAGTCATACCACCCACCTTCGTTACTGTACGAGGTGATGTCTCTGTTGATACCCGGCTTAAACTGTAGCTTTGTAAGAGGCATTGCCTACCTCACTCTGCGATCATGTAATTTAAGATCAATGTAGGCTGTACGTTATTGTGTGCGTTGCCACTACCCGTCGAACTAGAGGTTCCACTTAAAGTGGTTGTACTACCAAGTAGTTGAAGTGGTATTACGCCAAAGACCGCCGATCCAGTTTCAGCAGTAGCTGCAACAGTTACATTTGATGTGTGCGTATGTGGGGGAAGTTGCGCTGTGCTAAGTGTGTGTGTTTCCACACCGCCAGAGGCACCAAGCGTGTCTCCGTTTACACCGCCCGACTGATTTGTAAGGCGGTCAGCAGAAGAGCCACCCATATCGTCCTGACCAGCAATAGCGCGGCCACGAAGATCGGGAACATTAAACGTACTTGATCCATTTCCTGCGCCATATGTTGTTCCAATCGCGGTAAACAAAGACGAGTATGTTGAGCGACTAATTGCCTGACCGAAGCAAAGTAGATACCCCGATGGAGCCGAAGTTCCCGCAAAAGGTAATACAGTTCCTGATGGCAAAGAAAAAGTGGATAGTGTGGTAAACCCAATATTACCAGAGCCATCAGTTTTTAAAACTTGGTTTGCAGAACCATCAGCTTGAGGCATAGACAAACCGTCAATAACAACAGATCCAGTACCATTTGGCGTTACAGAAATATTTCCATTTGCACCATCGGCAATAACAACAGTGCCAGAGTTTGTGCCAGCATTTGTAGAAATGGTTAAGTCGCCAGTGCCATTTGTTGTAACAGTTGCGTTAGCGTTGTTATCACCTACACGAAGAGTATCTGCGTCAACGTGAACGTCGCCAGTGCCATTTGGCGCAAGCGTAATGTTTCTGTTTGAGGTTGTAACAATACTGTGTGTAACTACATCTAAGTCACCACCCAGTTGTGGGCTAGCGTCTGTAGATACTTCTGTGCCACCTGTGGCTACCAACGTGCTTGAGGCATCCGTTACTGCGGCTCCAGATCCTGCACCATCTGCGTATATTAGCTTAGTTTTACCCGCCTCAACAGTAGCGTTAGCGCCACTACCTTGCGTAAAGACAGCAGACTGATTGGTTCCGTTAGTGACAAGGTACATCTTGTCCTGATCGTTGGGACTGATTGTAATAGTGTTTGTACCACTGGGAGATCCACCAAGAACCAGCACCTTATAGTGTCCGTCGGATAACGCACCATCAATTGTGGTTAGCGTGTGCGTTGTACCAGATAGGGTAATCGCACCCACACCGTTAGACACACGATCAATAATATCAAAGTTTGCGTTTGTTGTGGATCCCCACGTTCCAGCCTGTTCGCCGGAGCCGGGTTTTTCTATGCCACTATTTGCTGTAAATGTACTAGCCATTTAGACCACCTTTTCCGTCCATTGCTCGATTGTACCACTAGCGTTGATTGGTGTCCATGTATCACCTGTATGCGAGATTGTTGTCCAGTTTTCGGTGCCAGTAGGTATAATCTGTTCCCATAATATGCGACCATCTGCGGTCATTATAAATGATGCGCTCATCTCTGCCACACCAAATTCAAGAAACCCACCCAGAACAGACTGAGTAAACACAGATTCAATAGATGTGGATGCAGAGTAAAGTATAGACCCAAATGTTGTCTGTGTTGTTTCCCACTGAAGGTAGGCATTAGATGCTGTAGTAATATTACCGTCAGTAGACTGCGTAAAGTTAAAGCTCATCTCCGCAATGCCCGATGCAATCAACGAGACATCTGCCGATTGCGTAAAGCTAGCGATCTGAGTTGATACGCCGCTTGCAACTAGCGCAGCCGTTGAAGACTGGACAAACACAGACTCAAGTTCTGCGATTGCTGTTCTTGCCCTCAAAGCATCAGTGCTTTGGGTAAAGCTAGCAATCTGTGTAGAGGTATTACTAGCTATAAACATCGCGTTGGTAGACTGCGTAAAGTTGGCCGACGCATCTATAACACCGGACATTATACCAGATGCCACGGACGCCTTACTGGACGTACCGATCATCTCAGCTACGCCGAACTCTATAATTCCTTGCGCGGCTAATGCTCTTTCAGATAATGCCAGTTCACCAAACATCAGTCAGCATCGGCTATAGTCAAATCGCCAGCATTTACTTGGCGCATAATTTCTGCGTAGTGGCGGTTGGATGGGTCTAGTGGGACTGACATTTTAGTGCCATCAATGGTTGCTATTATTGCACAGTTGTTTTCTAAATACTGCGCTGATAAAATTGTAAATTCGTTCATTACTACAACTCCGCATCTAAAGTAAATTTGCCACTACTGTTGGAAAAAATACCCCACACACCCGTGTTACCGTCTTTCTGTGCTTGCCAAACAAAGTTTGTGACTGATGCGGCAACAGCAGTAGGCTGACCAATTCCAGACACACTAAATGTCCCGCTTTTTGTTAATGTAGGGGCAGACCTCATTGATGTTGGATGAGGCAAAGTGTTCGATGCGTATTGACTAGCCGCTTGATAACCCTTTTGAGCAAAGTCGTTTGCCGCTGTTGCCCCAGTTTCGTAATAATACCTCTGACACCTAGCCAACTCATCGCCAAAAGACAGATGCTCAAAAGGCGTGGCCTGTTCGCCTACCTCAAGCTGTACGCCTGTGATAAGAAATTCATCATCTGTGCTTGCGC